ACATCAATAAACCACATCCTTCTTCATAAGAAGTAGAACTTTGCAAGTCTACCTCATGTCTACTCAAATACGAATACATTCTTTTAATCGTATCCAAGCTAATCGCTTCGCCGTTTGCGAGTTGGTTAGCTCTCTGCTTTCCTACTGGAGTTCCACAAGGCCCCCATCCATTCTCCTCTACATATTTCAAAACTCGTCTAGCGTTGTTTTTAACTGCTTGCGGATAATCGGAATAAGATTGCTCGGCTTTCTCTAGCATTTGATATTCGTTTAAGCAAATATACAAATAAATAAAATTAACAAACAAAACTCCTTAGAGAACAAAGCTCTTAGGAAAATTTCTCCTAGCATAACTCTCTGAAATATAAACCACTACACATGAGCAATTTATAGTCTGAGCTGGTCCACCATTTAAATCACCAGGTTTATCCATTAAAACTTGAACACCATTACTATTAAAAACAAATGGCTGATCAAATCGAATCGGTTTATCCTGTGCTAAAATATGCTGAATCCTTGGCTCCTTTGCTCCTCCATGTATCCAAAGCTTCCATAACGGAGTTCCTGTCTGATTAGACCATTGAATGGCAGATTGCTTCTTTCCTTCATTGTAAGCTCTAGTTGCCTCCGTTCTAGCAATGGCTCTCGCTCTTTTAATATCAGGAATTTCTCGAAGTAATCTTTCCTCAATCTGTCTTGGCGTTAATCCATCCGCAATCCCTTGGGCAACTATCTCGTTAACTTTTTTTTGGCTAGTGTCCGTTACATCAAATATCAGCTGACCTAAATTCTGAATTACCCAATTCTTTATAAACTCAAGCCAAGTGCTAACAAAAAAATCATTTGGGAATAAAGCCTTCTGTCTATTGTCCTGCCTAATCCTATTGTACTCCTTAGTCGCAGAATCAATGAATACAGCCTGATAAAACTTAATGTAAGCCTCTTGCATAGGCATCAAAGGAACTACTGGTTTTGCCTGTTCCTTCAAAGCCTCTGTAAATATCTTAACTCCAAGGCGTTCATATCTCTTTAGATCGGCTTGCGCTGACCTTCTAATCCTAGAGTAATTAAGAGTTTTCATTTCTTAGGCTTGGAAATCTACAAAGTCAGTTGCAGCGTTCCCTAATGCCTCCTCGCTTGGTAGTACGTTGCTAGGTATCCAATGTACATCCATTGCTGGATCTTCGCTAGCGTGCCAGTTCAACAAGCTTCTAACTTCGTTGCCAGTAAAGTACGGTGATTTACCGTAGGTGTCCAGAATTACCTTTACATCAGGCTGAAGCTCAGAGAAAGAAGAAATATCAAAGTCAATCACATAATCCATTCCGTAGGAATTGCCAATCCATTGCGTAAACTTCTCTTCAATCATCTGTAGCTGTGGCATAATCACGTCAGTTACCAAAGACTTCTGTGCGTGTTCTAAGTTAGCGTATGTAGCGTTAGAGCTAAACAATACAGGGTTAACTCCCCAAAGACCGCAAAGAGTTTGCAAGTCCATGTTCTGAGAGTTAATGATATCCATTGCCACAGGACTCAATCCAATCGCATCGTATCGCAACGGAATTGAACTTGCAACAATCTTATTAACATTCTTACTACCGTTTATCCTCTCATCTATCCGCTCATCCATCTTTGCTCGCTGATCAGGGGATGGCCAGAACTCAGGGTTATTGATATTCGGAGAAATAATGCCTTTCGCTCCTCCATTCTGGAAAGTCTTCTGCTTTGCCTCTGTCGCTTCGTTATTAGCTTGCAATGTCGTTAAACCAGCCAAGAGTGGAGGCATTCCACGCAATTGAGCGCCGTTCAAATCCCAAGTTAAATTCGTGGTTTTAATGTGCAATACTTGGTCGGCTGGGATCTCTATATTTTGGTCTCCAATTATCAATTTGTAACCTCTTACAGGCTCAAATAAACTACCTGCTACAATCTCGACATAGTTGGACGGCAAAACGTACATTTCCTTAATTTTGCCTTTATTTAGGCCATCCTGTGGAGCAAAGCCGTAAACGAATATCTCGCCGCTAGTATTGTACCACGTTAGCATAGAATCAAGAAACTCCGCCCAAGTTTGCATCGGGTTCGGGTTCTTAATCAATTGGCTTACTGGATCGGAGTAGTTAACGTCTTGCAATTCCTTTTTACGAAATGCTATGCTTTGCAATCTGTTAAGCTCCTTTGAGTTATATTTTCCGCCTCTGTATTTTTTAGCCGCTTCAGTTTCCTTGTAAACGTATGTCGGGCACTGCTTGCCTTTTTCGGCTATCTTTCGAATAATTGAGTAAACAAGCGCGTTTCCTTTGTATCCTTTGTCTATAAATGTCTGTTGATTCGAGTCGTACCAAACAACAAGCGTAGAAGCCGTAAATTGACCGTATAGGATTTGATTGAGTAGGTTTACATCGGGTTTCTGTGGTGTCGAAATAACCGCAGGATTGATATAAGACCTTAGAGCCTTTAATAGCATAGCATATTCGTTTTAGCAAATATACTTATTTATTCTTTTCTAAAAATGTAACACCGTAAAACCAAACTATAATCATTACAGCGCGAGCACTCCAATGCCATGTAATCGGGTTAAAATCCAATGTCACAAACACAATAAAAAAATAAGTCACAAACATTAAAATAAGCGAGGCAATTGTTTCCTTATTCATATTGAGAATTCAAAGTTGTTTTTTACCATTAGTTCAGTTAATCCCCAAACAAGAGCGTCAACTCTATCGGGGCTTTTTCCTTTGTCAGGGTCAAAGGTTACCATTTGCGATTCTAGAAGCGGAAAAGTTCCAACGTGATAAATTTGGCCCTGTTCATATAGCGAGTAAACAGGCTCAGCTCTGACATATTTTCCCTTTGTCGCTGTAACTAGCTTAATCCTAAAATTACTTCCTTGAGACTTTAACACGGCTTCTACCATGTCGCCGCCTTGGTTTTTCTCAGCTACTATGCAATCGGCGTTCCACCTTAGCGCGGCATCGTTCGCTATCTTTGCCCAATGATTCGGCGAATATTTTCCGCTTAAATCTTCGAGAACGTATCCAAATCCTTCGCTGTCTTTACCTACTACGATTAAGCCTGTTTCATCGCTTTGCATGTTCGCCGTGACGGCTGGATCTATTGCGACAATTATACGCGTTAAATTTGGTGCTTCATCAATTCGAGCTTTTCCGATAATTGCGCGATTCCAAAGCATTCCGTCCGCATCGTCTAACCACGTGCCCAAAAATAAATGCTCATATCTGGCGCGGTTTTCTCTTTTGGTTTTTTCCGCGGCTTGTATAAACGAATCAGATAAATTTTCCCTGTTATCTAAATAAGTCGTGTGTATATAGGTCGTATCTTTTCTTTTCTTCTTTACAAAGTCGTTGTAAATCCAATGTGACTTATAAGCCGGATTCATTACCAAAATAACGCGGTTGTAGTTTTCCTTCGCGCGTATCGAAAGGTCTACTTTGTCGAATACGTCCGGGTCGGTTAGTTCCTCGGCTTCATCAATTACCCACGTAGAAAGTCCGGCAATACTTTTGAGATTTGCCGTGTTTACGCCTGAACTCGTTTTGATGCCACGAAATAGAATTTTAGAGCCTGTTAATTTATTAATTATTTCGGATTGGGTAACCTCAAAGTCATTTACTTTTCCCATTATTTCTATTTTGTCTAAAAATTCGGGGATAATTGATATGAACGCCGAAACCAAAGTATAGCGCGTAAACAAAATAACGTGACCTTTTTGGTAGGTAAGATTCAAAAGAAATAACGCCAAAGTCCAAGATTTTCCCGATCCACGTCCTCCGGTAATTAGATAATATCTTGTATCCGGCGTTTCGTAAAATAAAGGTTTATAATCTTCTAGCAAGTTGATCATTTAAAAAAGATAGGTTTGTTGATTATCAATTACCAAAGTTTCTTTTTCTTCCAGCGGAATTATAGCCTCATTTTCGCTTTGTTCGTCGTCGTCCTCATTTATCACCTTTGCGGCTTCGATCGCCGCATTTCGCCCAATCCACTGTATTGGAGGCGCTATCTTTTCACCGTTGCTCGTTACGTCAATTTGCTGTTTAGGTAATCCAAACCGGTAAGATAACCAAAGCTTTATTGCTTGTGTATCGCCTTCCTTGCATTTAAACAAAAGCGCGTTCCATATTTCGTCCGGTACGCTGATCGCGTCCATTTGTTCAATGATCTTTATTTCTTGGATTTTTGGCTTCCTTCCAGCTCCAGGCCTTGCACC